GTGCGGGTCATATCAACCACCGCCGCCACCCCCATACAGGCGCGATAAAATCGCCGTGACGCTCTTGCCGACGACCTTTTTCAACTTCTCCTGCTCCGACAGTATCGCGGGCATCATAAACGGCTGCGCGGGCTGCCCGGTTGTGTAGTGAATGCCTGTCGCCTTTACAATGTCGGGCGGTAGGAACCAACCGGTGTCTTTATACTTGGATGCAGGCATATCCATGCCATCCGGCAGTATCTTCGCGCTGGCCGCGCCCTTCGGCCCCGTGCCAAACTCTACAAACCCCGCATACGGCGAAGTAGCAATAACCTCCGCGACCGCCTCGCCATCCTCGATGCTGGACTGTGTAATGATGGTGTTTCGCATAGCGCCCGTTCGTACAGGCGCAAGACTTTTCGCCCGCGCCTGCACAAGCTTCGCGCCCGTTTCTACGGCGGGCAGCGCTTCCTCCGGCGCAAAGCAATCCGCCAGTTTTTGTAAAGCTTCTTCGAATTGGTTATCGAACTCGTTATCCACGCGCCGGCACCCCCTCCGCAATGATCCGCACATGCCCCGGCCAACGCTCAACGCTCTTGATGGTATAGAATCGTTCACCGTCGGCAAATCGGTCGTTCTCGCGAAACGCGAGCGTTGTGGCGTTTGTGAGCAATAAAAAAGCATATCGGGGTTCTATCCCGTATGCCTCGTAAAAGCCTTGCTTATTGCCCGCAAGCGGTTGTAAATTGCCTTCAAAAAGCGCCGCCTCGTCCGGGTATAACACGCCCGTGCCTTCGAACGTGTCGCCTTCCTCCACTGCCGGGTACAGGGCAAGCCGCCGCAGATCACGCCGTAACAGTCTCATTCCGCGCCACCGCCTTTGATGAGCCGGTACCCATTCAGCCCGCAGATTATACTTGCCGGGTAATCCTCCGCGCCCCCAAAGCCGGTTGTAATACCACCCTCGGATCGGCTTTGGAGGCCTTCTGCGCCCGCGCGGTTGTAGTCCATGACGGCCATGCGCACCGCTACCGGTTCAAAGGCTTCAAGCCATTGCTCTGGCGTGCGGCGCGTATAGGCCAGTATATACCGCGCTGCATCGTCGATATAGAAGTCAAAGGCTTCGCTGTCCACCCCGGCGCGTCTGCGGAATGATGCATACATCCATTCCGTATTCATCCGCTCACCGCCTACTCTTTGGCTTTCTGCTTCCTCTTGGTTGTCTCTGCTGGGGTTTCCGGCTCGGTTTCGGCTTCTGCGTCCGCTTCCGGCTCGCCGTCATATTCCACGATATACCCGGCTGCCGCCAGCGCGTCCGCTACGGCTTTATCGTCCGTTTCAAACACGCCGTCCACAAACTGCGCCAGCGGGCGATTCTTCGCCTTATCCCATACGATTGCGCTGTTTTTTTGCCTAACAATATACATTCCACACCCCTCCTTAATCAACATCAAGATTCTGCATAGAGCCGTGCAGGAACGATGGCCCGTGCGCAAGCCCGATCTGGCCGTAGACTTGTATGCGGTCAGACGCGCCGATCTTCGCAAGCGGTTCCTCGAACAGCACGCCCTTGTCGGGCACGGCCTGGAACACGGGTGCGATATGCGCCACGTCAGCGATCAAGAGCGCGTTCTTAGGCATAAAGCGGTTCCATACAACGCCCATGCTAAAGAAGTCCGTTTCAAGCGTCGTGATGGACATGCCGCCGATGGTACGCGCAGCAGGCTGGTTGTAACCGATTTGCGTCTCGTATAAGCCCGTAATTTGCTGCTTCAGCTCCGCGTTGCAAAACAGCACCATGTTGCCAAACAACGCGCCGTTGTTCGCCATTTGCAAATATAGTGCCTTTAGAAGGTCTTTCGACAGCCGCGCGCCGTTCGCGTCTATGCTCGACGCGCCGGAAGCCACTTCCATCATACCGCGCGTTTTATTGGCGACATCGACGGCCGTAGACTTTTGGAACGCGCCGCTGATAAACGAATGCTCCACATCGCGCGCGATCTTAACAAGCCGCTGCTGTATCTGCCAGGCCTTTTCATCTGGCGGGTTCGCCGTAGCATTCGCGGAGTTAAGGCCGGACAGCTTGCCGCTGTTGGACTGCTTCTTGTACGTAATGTCGATAACTTCTTGGTGGATCTGAACGACGTTGGATTCCTGCGTGCGCGCGATCGCCGTCGCCGCGGGCGCGGTTACGGAGGCCTGCTCCGAAATGTCTCTCTGCGCGGGCGCAGGGTAGTCGAACAATACCGCCGTCGGGAATACATCGTCAAACGTTTGCCGCCCGCCCGTGAGGCCGCCTATCATCGAAAGCAGCGGCGTTTGCGTCGGGTCTGCCGTGAAAAGCTCTCCCGCGTAGTTCGGGAGGTTCCATGTGGTGCCAATTCCTGTTATTTGAGGCATATTATACACTCCTTTTCTTTAATCGGCGCAAAATCGCGCCTACCTAATCCAGATAAATTCCTTCCTTTGCCGCCGCTTGCTTTACCGCTATCGCGGCGACATTGTCCTTGCTTTCGCGCGCCTTGGCCAGCTGCGCCATATACCCCTCGCGGCCTGTTTTGGCCACGCCCGGCGCGCCGCCTGTTTTAGGCGCGGGTGACTTGATACGCTCGTTCACAGCGGCTTCAACCGCTGCGCGAAATACCGTTTCGACATTGTCGATAGCGGCCTTCACGCCCTCCGCACTCTCGAAGGGCAGCACTTCCAGAAGCTTAGGAGAAAGCCCTTTTTCTTCCAAAATCGCGTGCGCCTCCATGCGCAGCTCGCGCTTGTTCAGATCGGCGAGGCGTTGCTTATACTCCGCTTCGGCCTGCTCCTGCGCGTACTTCGCTTTTTGTTCCGCATTCATTTTAGCAAGCTTCTCAGCTTCTTGCTGCGCCTGCTTCACAAGCTCCGGCATGTGGTTGTCCTTGAAGCTGTTGATGGCCTGTGTGACGCGCTTGTCTACCTCCGAGACGAAGTCCTGCTCGGTGTAGGTTTTCGGCGTTTGTTGCTGCTGTTGCTGTGTGCCTTGCTCTGTTTGCTGCCCCGGAAGGTTCTGTGTCTGGTTCTGGTTGCCAGCCCCGTCGGAAGCCCCTTGCGTTGCGGTGGTTTCTGCCATGATCGTTTTCCTCCTTGTTTTTTGTATGCAAAAAGGACAGCTGATTTTCAGCCGTCCTCAATGGTAAACATAATAATTCTTAACGTTCTTCAAATAGTATAGCAACTCTTTGCTTCACAAGCCCGCGTACACCCGTATCTTCCAGCCCTGCATACCAATCAAGTGCCGCCTGCTGGAGGTTGTCGGGGAAGTTGCACCGTCTGCCTTTAATATCCATTAAAGACGATAAATTCGTTGGAAGGTCGCGCACATGCGTGAATAAGTGCACTTCGTCCGGCACTTCTTGCCAACGGCAATACGGGAAAGACCCCCAAAAGGCATCACGTGCAACCGAGCGCTTGATTTCCATATCGCTCACTTCAATCACTCCTTAATAATTGCTTTTGTGCGGTTTAGAATAACAATGTAGTCATCGCCTCGGAAACCGTTCGTCGAGATAGCGTCATACCCCTTGAGTGCGGCGTAACTACCGAGGTCAGGTTCACCGCGAGAACTAATTGAAAATATTTTGTGCTCTATGGGGCAATCTTCTTCCCAATAAGCTTTTATATTATCATACATTTCTTTATAAATCGTCTGCGCGTCCGCTATTCTTGCATCCTCGGACATTATCATCTCAATCATCGTGCCGTCATTTTCAGCGTATGTCCTCGCCCTTCCCTCATCAAACGCCCCATAAACACCACGCCCATGCTTATTATTATCGCTGCCATTATTAACACGCAGTGTCCCGCTCTTGAACTGCTCCGCCATGTCAGACGCTTTCATCTCATCGTTCGAAGACATTCCGCGATATATAATTCGCTGGCCTTCCGCCAGCGAATCGAACTCCTCTGCCGACACAACCTGCGGAAGTCCGTCAAAGCCCTGTGTCTCCAAGATATATCCAAACACTTCGCCTTTATCGATACTGTATGTATTAGGGCTTTCCGTAAGCTCGTCAGTGATTGTTTTAGCTTTGCTTATTACTTCGTTGGCGGTCAGTATCGGTGTTTGTGTTTCCATTATACCGTTTTCCGGCTCCTCTTTCAAGAACTTCTTCTCCCACTCCCGGTACGTCATCCCCGGCTCCACAATCTCATTCTTCCCCGTCACCGGGTCACGCGCGCGCCGCGCCATGCTGTCCAACTCTTCATCGTCAAAGTGCGCCACGGTCGTCGAGCGGCACCACGGGTGCATTGGCGGGGAGTTCTTCCCCGGCTGCGCGTCGGCGACGTTGAAAGCCTTGCCGTCCAAATCGCGGCAC